TTAGAGTTCACATCTATCCAACACCTGATTCAACAAATGCATCTAAAGACATGCATTTTTATTATATAAAAAGAATACAAGATGTTGGTGATTATACAAACGCGACTGATGTTCCGTTTAGATTTGTGCCTTGTATGACAGCTGGATTATCTTTTTATTTAGCACAAAAGTATCAACCACAACTTACACAACAAATGAAACTGTATTATGAAGATGAATTAGCTAGAGCATTAGCAGAAGATGGATCAGCTTCTAGTACGTATATTACACCAAAAGCATACTATCCAGGAGCATAATGGCAAAATACGCAACAGGTAAATACGCAAAAGCAATATCTGATAGATCTGGTATGGAGTTCCCATATCGTGAGATGGTTAGAGAATGGAATGGATCATTTGTCCATGTATCAGAGTTTGAACCAAAACAACCTCAATTAGAACCAAAACCTATGAATGGTGATTCTATATCTTTAAGAAATGTTAGACCAGATAGAGCCGAACCAGTAGTTGCTGCTATGTTAAGAAATAATCCTTTTTCTACAACGGCATCATCAACAACAATAACTGTAACTGAAAATAACCATGGAAGAACTTCAGGAGACACGGTAAGATTTAGAAATGTGCAAGGAAGTCCTGGAGGTGTAGCTTTTACAGCCTATGAAAACTCTTCAGGTTTTAGTATAACAGTAACTACAACAGATAAATATACGTTTACACTAGGTTCAACTCCTAGTATAACAGAAGAAACAGGAGGACCAACTGTGTCTGCAGGACCAGTTACGATAACACCATGATAAATAAAATTTGGAATTGGATTAAAAATTTTTTTGTGTCAGAAAAACAAGACCCACATCTTGTTTTGTATGAAGAAGTAGAAAAACCTAAACCAACACATTGTGAAGGACATTTAAGATTTAGAAAATCTTGTCCTCGTTGTCAGGAGATAGTAGCATAATGGCTGGATTAAGTGCATCAGGATTAAAAACACAAATAAGAAGTTATACTGAAACAGACTCTAATGTATTAACA